TCATAGCAGGTACTCAAGCCTTAACAAATGAGGAAATAGGCATATATATTAGATTACTTTGTTATAACTGGAATAAAAGATGTTCTGGAATACCAAGTGAGCCTTTAAAATATCAAAGAATAGCAAATTGCATTTCAGATAGTGAGAAAGAAAGTTGTGAAACAGTTCTTAAAGATTTCTTTGTTTTAGTTAACAATCATTACCAGAATGAAAGACAGCTACAAGAGTATCTATTTATAACAAGAAGAATGGAAGCATCTAAGGAAAATGGCAAGTTAGGTGGCAGACCAAAAAAACCTAGCATAGAACCTAGAGTAAAACCTAAAGGTAACCTAGACGAAACCCCTCCTACCCCTACCCCTACCCCTACCACTACTAAAACCACTAAAATAAGTTATAATCCCTTTTTTCATAAGTTCTGGAATAAGGTTTCTAATAAAGTGAGTAAGGGAATAGCTGAAAAGAACTTTGTCAAGCTAGAGCAAGAGTGGATAGAAAAACCAGAAGAACTAGCAGATATGTATAATAAATATTATAATTCTGTTGAGGATAAACAATTTGCTAAACAACCTGCTTACTGGTTATCAGCTAAAAAGTATGAAGATGAAAAACCAACTAAAAAAGAAGAACTCAAAACAGACCAGTATTCTATGAGGTTAAAGGTTTTCAAAGAAGCTGTAGATAATAAAAAGGGTAGTGCATTTGTACACAAATATGCAAAACAACACCCCTATGACGTTCAAAGAGCGATTAAAGAGGGTGTGTTTAGTAGAGAAGAAGCTGTAATTTATTTAGATATGGGGAGTTGGATATGATTAAAATAATTTCTATAAACTATCAAGAAACATCAGAACAAGCAGTAGCAAAACCACAATCTGCATTTAAAGAAATGCCAGAAGTTACACAATTAGATTGTCTTAATGATGCAATTAGTGATTTAGAAGAAATGCGAGAAAAATTGCACAATAAAATGTATCCAGTTGTTAAAAGTGTTTTATACGGAGATTAATATGACTGTAATAGATATTAGAAATCCATTAGAAAAGAAACGACAAACATATTTAGCTTTTTACAAAGATGGTATTTATGATGGCATATTAAATCAAAAGCCAGACCCCAGAAATAATTCATCAGCTTATTATAAAAAAGGTTTTGATGATGGTTTAAAGTTGCTAGAGTTAATTAAAGAATATGATCTTGGAGAATAGAATGTATGTAAAAAGTGAAGTTAAAAATAGTTATTATGGTTTAAAAAAAGTTTTTAGAGATTTCAAAAATAAACAAACTAAAATTAAAGATGAAGAAAAGTTTGAAGACGTACCCAAAGAACTATCAGATAAAGATAAAGAGGGTTCTTACAAGTTTATTGGTTATATGGATTATTATTTAGGTGTTAAGTTCGATCAAGATAAAGATTTAGAAGTGCAACCATCTGGAGTTACTGCTAAAAATAGAAATTACGATTATGCTAATGCAAAGTTTGTAGGGAGTTTAGACTAATTTAAGAGGTGCAATCATACCATAGGGTAAGTTAACCCCTGCTCTATGGCTCTTAAATCAAGCCTAAAATGGATAAAATATAAAAATATGTAGCTTTTTTAGAAATAATTATATAAATCTTAATTACCTAACTATGGGGTAAATAGGAATGGCGAGACCAAAAAAATATAATATCGATACTGAAGAAGTTGTTAAGTTAGCATCTTATGGGTGTACAAATAAAGAAATAGCAGACTTTTTTGGTTGTTCAGCAGACCTTTTAGAAAAGAGTTATTCGGAATTTCTTAGAAAAGGAAAAGTTGACGTAAAAATAAGACTAAGACAACTGCAATGGGCATCAGCAGAAAATGGCAATGTTACAATGCAAATCTTTCTGGGAAAGAATATGTTAGGTCAACAAGATAAGATAGAGCAAAACGAATTAGAAGAACCTTTAGTCTGGTCATCAGATTAATGGCATTAACCAAACCTCAAAAGAAAGTAATAAGTAACGAAGCAAGGTTTAGGGTTCTTATTACTGGTAGGCGATTTGGTAAAACATTCCTAGCGATTAATGAATTAGCTAAGTTTGCCAGTAAGCCTAATCAAAGAGTTTGGTATGTTGCACCAACTTATAGACAAGCTAAAGCCATATGTTGGAATGTATTAAAAGAAAAAATGATATACCACAAATGGGTTAAGAACATAAATCATAGTGATTTAACAATTACATTAAAGAATAATAGCCAGATAACACTAAGAGGTAGTGATAATGAGCAATCATTAAGAGGTGTTGGTTTGAATTTCTTATGTATTGATGAGTTTGCAGATGTAAGCCAAGAAGCATGGTATGAGGTTTTAAGACCTACATTATCAGATACGAAAGGTCATGCTTTATTCTGTGGAAGTCCAAGAGGGTTTGGTAACTGGTCATATGAACTATTTAAGCAAGGTGAAACCAATAAAGACTGGGCAAGTTTTAAATATACTACTATTGAGGGTGGTAATGTAGATAAAGACGAAGTAGAGCAAGCAAAACAAGATTTAGATATAAGAACATTTCAGCAGGAATATGAAGCCACATTTGTTAATTATTCTGGAATGATTTATTACAACTTCAACAGACAAAATAATATTATTGAAAAATACCAGAAAGAAACAGCAATTTTACACATAGGTTTAGACTTTAACGTAGACCCTATGAGTGCTGTAGTTTGTGTTATAGTTAATGAGAAAATTATAGTCGTTGATGAAATACAAATATATTCGTCAAATACCCAAGAAATGTGTGATGAAATAAAGAATAGATACAAAAATAAACAGATAGTTGTTTATCCAGACCCTAGTGCTAGACAAAGAAAAACATCAGCAGGTGGATTTACTGATTTAAGTATCTTGAAAAATGCAGGATTTGATGTAAAATGTAAAAATACAGCACCTTTAATTAGGGATAGAATTAATGCAGTTAATGCAAAATTAAAAAATGTTAATGGGAAAAATAGTCTGTTTATTGTTAAATCTTGCAAAAATGTTATTAAAAGCATAGAACGACAAATATACAAAGAGGGAACTCATGTACCTGATAAAGATAGTGGGTATGACCATATGAATGATGCTCTTGGCTATTTAATAGAGTTTAATTTCCCACTAAGACGTAATTTTGCACCTAGCCAACCTAAGAGGTGGAGTTAATGGATAGAGAAATACTTACACAAAAACATGATTTATGGCACTCAAATATAAATAATTGGGAGTTTTATATAAGAAGCTATTTAGGAGGTAATGACTATAAAAATGGTTATTACTTACACAGATATGTTTTAGAATCGCCAGAAGAATATGACCAAAGAGTAAGGCATACACCCTTAGATAATCATTGTAAGAATGTAGTCCAGATATACACAAGTTTCTTATGGAGAGTACCACCATCAAGAGATTATGGAGATTTAGATAATGAGCCACAATTAACTTCATTTATTCAAGATGCTGATTTAGATGGTAGGTCATTTGATTCAGTCATGCGAGAAGTCCAGATGAACGCTAGTATTTATGGTAATTGTTGGGTTGTAGTTGATAAACCACAATCTAATGCAAAGACTAGAGCAGAAGAACTTGCTCAAGATATTAGACCTTATATTTCAATATATACCCCAGAAAACATAGTAAATTGGAATTATGCCAGATCAGCTAGTGGAAGATTTTATTTAGATTTACTGGTTATTGTTGAAGATATAAATGCAGATAGAGCCATCATCAAAGTATTTACAGAAGAAACTATAAGTACATATTCAGTTGAAGAATACGATAAAGAACATTCAGACGGAGAAGTTAAGTTATTAGAAGAAATAGTTAATCCAATAGGAACTATTCCTGCTGTTAATGTTTATAATTTACGAGGTAATAAGCGACCTATTGGTATTAGTGATTTATCAGACGTAGCATTTCTTCAGCAATCTATTTATAATGATTATTCCGAGAAAGAACAATTAATCAGATTAGCTAACCACCCTAGTTTAGTTAAAACACCTAATGTTGAAGCTAGTGCAGGTGCAGGTGCTATAATAGAAATACCAGAAGATTTAGATTCATCTTTAAAGCCTTATATAATACAACCTAGTGGTCAAAACCTAGATGGGATAATGAAGTGCATACAAAATAAAGTTGATGCTATTGATAGAATTACCCATATGGGTTCTGTGAGGGCAACTGGTACACAAATAGCTAGTGGAATTGCCTTACAAACAGAATTTCAGCTTTTAAATGCTAGATTATCAGAAAAAGCCGATTATTTAGAAAATGCAGAAGAACAAATCTGGGGTTTATTTGCTAAATGGCTAGATAAACAATGGAATGGTTCAGTTAATTATCCAGACACTTTTGATATTAGAGATTGGGCAAATGACCTGCAATATCTACAAATGGCTAAAGCATCTGGCATTAAATCAGAAACCTTTAACAAAGAAATAGATAAACAAATAGCAGAAGCAGTAATAGATGATAACGAAACCATGAAAACTATTAATGAAGAAATAGATGCTGTTAGAACTGTTAGAGGGCAATTCCAGACAACCGAAGTAGAGGGTCAAACAGTTGGCGAAGAAAGTTCCTAAAGATAAAAAGACTAAGATACCTAAAAAATATCTATCTGGTTTAAAAGGTGCAAAAAGAAATGCTAGAGCAACCTTATTAAAGCAGATTAGTTCTTTGTATAAGGCAGGTGCTAGAATACCAATGGCACTTTTAAAGAAAAGGAATAAGTCTTAATGGCAGTAAAAAGAAAACCTTTATCAGCTAGAACCATTGCAACACTTAGAGCAAAAGCCAAAAAATCTAAGTTATTTAATCTAGCAGATTTAAAAGCTAGTTTTCGTAGAGGTCAGGGTGCATTTCTTTCATCTGGTTCAAGACCTAGAATTCCTATGTCAGCATGGGCAATGGCAAGAGTAAATAAGCTAATTAGTCGTGGCAGGTCAGGAACATTTGATAAAGATATAATATCAAGAGCCAGTAAGAGGAAAAAGAAATGACTTTTGCCAGTATAAATAATGCACCATTTGGTTTAGCTTTACAAAAAGGCGAAATAAACAGATTTGGTGGTATTCATAAGTTTGGACTTAATACAGCAGTTGGTGGTTCTTTTGAAACTATATGGGACGGAAATAATACTTACACCTATCCATCTTCAGCAGGGACAGCCACAGTAACATCTTCTAATACATCAGCAGATAATGCAGGAACAGTTGAAGTTGAGGGTTTAGATGCAAATTATGATGTAGCCACAGAAACAATTACAATCGGTGGAAGTGCAGGGAGTACATCATTTATAAGGGTTTATAGGGCAGTAATGAAAACTGCTAATACTGGTAATGCTAATGTTGGCGATTTAACAATTACAGTATCAAGCACAGCAGTTGCTAAAATTCAAGCAGGATATGGGCAAAGTCTAATGTGTGTTTATACTGTGCCAAGAAATTATATTGCTTATCTTATGCAAATAGACATAGGAAGTTCTAAAGATTTAGAAAATGAAATAAGGTTTATAACTAAAGATATAAGTAATGGGAATGTATGGAATACAAGGGCATTTATTACAACTAGAGGTGGCTTTATTGAAAAGAATTATGTCATACCGATTAAAATAGAAGAAAAAACAGATATTGAATTAATTGGTAAAGCTAGTGCAACATCTTCAATTTCTGGTGGATTTGAACTTGTTTTACAAGATTTACAAGAATAACCTTATAAGAAAATGATGCTGATGTTATGGAAAAGCCTAAAAAAATATGTGTTATTTGCAAGGTTTTTCTGATTGAGAAAATAAAAGACGTTTATCAATGCCCAGTATGTAAGGCAATAGTAAACGAAAGATTAAATGATAGGTAATAATCCTGGGAAAAACCTAGTAAAAACAAGGACTTAGTATGGCATTATATAGAGGGAAAAACGTATCACTTAACAAACCATTTAGACTATCAGCAACCGAATCTAAAAGAAAAAAGTTTGGGGTTTATGTTAAGAATAAATCTACTGGTAACGTCAAAAAGGTTACATTTGGTGCTAGGGGAATGACCATAAAGAAAAACATACCTGCAAGACAAAAGTCTTTTTTAGCTAGAATGGGTGGGGTTTTAAAAGAAGTTAAAGGGCAAAAAACACTTTCACCTGCTTACTGGTCAATAAGGGCATGGAAAAAGAATTTTCCATTATAAAATATGTCAAGAATTTTAGAAAAACTAGCCGACCAACATGAAGAACGTATAATAAACGTATTATATAAGCTAGAAAATGACGTAGTTAATGAAATTACTAGAGCCACAAAAGGGAACTTAGTTTCTCAAAGATTAGCTATTGAGTTACAACCCAGACTAAGAACCATAATTGAATCCACATTTTTAAATGAAGCTGATTTACTAATTAATGATGATTATAATAAAATAGCGAAAGAAACATTAGATACTTTTGGTAAAATGCCTATTCCTGCCAAGTTTAAGAACTTAACAGATGTAGATTTAGCAACCATTAATGCCTTGAAAACTCAATCATTTAGTGGTTTTGAAGATATTGCAGAACGATTTCTAAAGGTAATTAATGATGAGGTTTACCAAAGTACAATAGCAGGTAGACCATTTAACGATATGGTTAGTAATATCAAATCACATATCAATGGGGTTTATAAATCCTCAAATACTCGTGAGATAAATGAATTAGTTGATTTTGTTAACGAGAATAAATTTGATAGTGCCAAAAAAGCACAAGTAGAAGATGCAGTAAGAAAACTTCATACTCAATATGCGAGTGATAGGGCAGGAAACAATCTAAGACGTTATGCCAGTCAGATTGCTCACGATAGTGTAATGCAGTTTCATGGGCAGTTTACAGTAGCAAAAGCAAAAGAAGCAGGA